TCATTGGAAACATTGACAATAGATACTACTAATAAGTTAAGTGGAAAATTGTCTAGATTAATTAATAAAGTTTCTAGATTAGAAAACGGTGAATGATATGACTGATGTATTAAAAACTAAAAAAAGAGACTATAAATATAACGGTCCAGTAGATAGCTCAGACTATAATGCCAGGATAGAAGAAAACTATCAAGACCTGGTTTATCTCTATAATAGAGCAAATATTATAGATGCCCGACTTGCCACTGCTTTCGAGAGAGTTTTGAAGGATCACATATTTCTTGCAAATGCAATACAAGACTTGGTCGATAGGGTATCAGCTCTTGAATCAGCTTCTAATACCTTGTCAATATATTCCTTTTCACAGCTCGACTATGCAACTTTTGTTGGCACGAGTTTTTCTATTCCAGGGACAGAATTATTAAGCTTTGATCCCATATATAATATCGTGACCCTACCTAGGGTTTCAAGTGGTTCGTTTTCTAAGCTAAAGTTTGGCCAATCTGGCGTTGGCCAAATAGTCCCAGACTACTTTAAAACCAGAATAGATATTTCATATGCCGGAGTAGATACCTCTGGAGCCGTAATAGATAGCACTCCAATATATAACTGCATTCTAGACGCGCCGGATAAGGTTTGGAAAAGAACGGTAGTCTCAAATACAAACCCAACAACTGGCGCACAACTAATGCTGTATGTCCAAATACCCAACGATGCCGTGGGCATCTTGAAGTCCAACGTTATTAAACTAAACCCCTTCCCCGCCCTTGGCTGTGAGATATATTCAATTGAGTATACGACAGTTGATAATCCATCTTTGTCGCCCGCAGATACTTGGATACCATTAAATAAAAATAGTTTTTATGACTCTGTGGCTTCAGCTGTAGGAAAAGTTGCCCCTGGTGGATGGTCAACTCTTGGTTCTGATTCTATAAAAAATTCTGGTCCACTTTGCTTCCAGTTTCCAGAAACAAATATAACAGCCATAAGAATAAAAATGAATCAAAAAAATTATCTAACAGAGGCCGGACAATACGTATACACATATGGTCTTTCTGATCTAGATGTTAAGTATGAAAAGTATCTGCCAACAGGAAAGATGATCATAAAGTATTCTGCTCCAGCTGGCGATGTAATAGAAGAAGTGACAAATGTCTCACCCAAGATATATAATGTAGCGGAAAGCCAACTAGACGAAGCGTTCAGTTACAGAATTATATACGATGATGCAGGCACCTATAGCCTCACTAACCCCGGTGCCAATAACCATGTGTGGATAGAGGTTACCTTAAACCAGTTGGATGACAAAACTGCACCAGTTCTTTCTGATTTAATTATTGAATATATCTAACTTAAAATTACTATAAGTATACGGATTTCTGACAAGGAGAAAATAAATGGCTACTTTTTATGTAGGACCTAGACCAGTTTTAAAGGGTAGATCATCATCTGAGATGGTTAATCCATATACTACTATGACCGGAAAGTCTAAGGGTACTGGTACCTATTCTTTCTACCCACTTTACAGCACTAGTCACGTATTAGACGGTGCACCTGATAATCATCATGTTCCTGGATCAAACGACAGCGCTGGTAACCTATTCTTGTCGCAGATCTTTACTGGTACAGTATTTTATATTCACCCTCTTTCAGGCACATTCCCCGATGGAAGTGCAACATATGATGGAGCTAGATTCAGGCCACTAGAATACAAGGGCCTTGCGGGAGCAAAGGCATTCCCATCAGACTTTGGCCACGCATCAAGAGCAGACAGAGAATATTCTCTATACAATAATTACATCTTTGACGGTGTAACATCTGCTAATATATTTGCTAATACCGGTCACGGACCGAGAACTGAAGCTGGAGGAGCTCCAGCTACATTTGGCTTATTCAAGCCAAGTGAATTCCAGGGTGTAACAAGCTCTGTTGTGTTCACTTCTGGATATGGCCAAGCAAATACAACTGGAGACTATGGTCGTGAAAAAGTTCAAGAGTGGTACGGAGTCCCTTCGGCTAAAGCTCTCTGATGCTATAAGTGCTCCTCTAGTTCTTGAAAAACAAGAGCGAAAAAGCGGATTAACTGCTTGGGGTGCCTTAGCATTGGGAATTATAGCATACGACGTATATGCTATAAAGTCCAAAAAGATTGAGACTTTAACTAGATCTTTTTGGAGATTAACTGAAAAACCATTAATAGGAATTATACCAGTAGGAGTGTGGTTGGGTTTAACTTTTCATCTTCTTATAGAGAAGTTGGTCAGAAAAAGTATTCTTAACAAAGGAGTTGTATGACTAAATTACATAAAGATATTATCGAAAGAGCAATCTGGACTGCAGTCCAGGCTTTTGTAGCTGTTTACACAGTTGGTGGAGTGGATGAATTAAAGTCCGCTGCAACAGCTGCGGTTGCAGCAGGGATCAGCGTTATCAAGGGCTTTGCTGCCACAAAAATTGGTAATGCAGAAAGTGCAGCAACTTTAAAAGGTTAATTTAGTATTATATAGTGGCTGTGACGTGATATAATGTATCTGTCAGAAGGCCAATAGAGTAACGGCCCCGTCTGAAATTGACGGGGCTGTCTCTTTATACTGGCAAGTATATATGTTTAAACCAATTTATGCGAGCTTATTTAGGATTAAGGATGTCTATACAAGAGGTTCAAGAAGCAATAACAAACAAGTCTCTGCCACTTTCTATTGCAGAAAAATATTTGAAGCTATACGTTGCTGATGTTAGTTGGGAGCAGTCGATAAAAACTTTGTGGACTAATTCCGTTAACAAGCTGCGCAGTGAAGACTTAGCTAAGGAACATGTTAAAAAGGCAATTAGCTGTGCAACTATATTGCCGTTTACCGAAAACACATCCATACCAGAACCTCCTACCAATCTATTATTTTGGTGCACTGGTTGGGCTCAGTTTAACAAGCACGACTGGTTTTCTATGTATGTTGATATTCTTAAAGAAGATGTAAAAGTAGTTCAGCTTAGAAATCAGGCTATACAAATCGGCGTAATAGATCCCATAGATGTTTCTCCCATAACTAGACAGGCTTATAATTGGCTTTATCAGAAAACCGAAGAAAATGAAAATTGTTCACAAATTGATATGAATGATTTAAAGATTAAATTTTCAAATTTGGTTAAAGCATATGGTGGAGCAGTTATTTGTAACATATTTATTAACCACAAATCAAATGTAGATAAAGTATTCAACTGGAGAAGTGGGTACTTTTTTGAAAAACAAATACACAAAGTTTATTCTATAGATCAAATAAAGAAGATAAAATTAGCAGAGTTAAATAAAACAAACAATCAATATATTAAAAAGGTAGGAGTGCAAAATGTCTGAGGGTTCATCCGTGTTTACTTTTCGTTTAAGTGATGATTTCGTTGAAACGTACAAGAAAGTTAAACCACCATTTGGTTATACAGATGCCGCTGGTAATTCTGTTGGAGAAATTACATTCTTAAGAACGTATTCTAGAATGAAGGAAAATGGAACCAAAGAAACTTGGGTTGATGTGTGCGAACGAGTAATTAACGGAATGTACTCTTTACAAAAAGAACACTGCAAGAAGAACAGACTGCCATGGAATGATATAAAGGCTCAGGCATCAGCAAAAGAGGCTTTTGATAGATTGTTTAACTTGAAGTGGACACCTCCCGGTAGAGGCCTATGGGTAATGGGCACACCTATAGTTATGGTCCAAAGAAACTCTGCAGCGTTACAGAACTGCGCTTTTGTTAGTACGTCAGAAATGACAAAGGCCAATCCAGCTAAGCCATTTGGTTTCCTCATGGAAGCATCTATGCTCGGCGTAGGAGTGGGATTCGATGACAAGGGTGCGGATAAAGATTTTAATATATATGAACCAACTAGACCCATGGTGATTGATACCATTGAGGATTCTCGTGAGGGATGGGTTAATTCTGTCGTTTCCTTAATCAATTCATATTTAAAGCCTGATCAAAATCCTTTAGAGTTTGACTATTCTCTCATTAGACCATCTGGAACTCCAATTAAAACTTTTGGCGGTACTGCAGCTGGTCCAGATCCTTTGATAAAGCTGCATAATCATATTAGAAAGATGTTCGATGGAAGAGCTGGACAAAAGCTCACCAGAGTAGATATAGCCGATATTGGTAATACCATAGGCGTTTGTGTTGTATCCGGTAATGTTCGTAGATCAGCAGAGCTTTTAATTGGGCGTTTGGATGACCAAGACTTCCTTAATCTAAAAAATTCTGAAAAGTTTCCAGAAAGAAATTCTTACTCCGCCGAATCTCCAGGTTGGGGGTGGATGTCC